TTGCGCTCGGATCAATGAACTTAACGATCTGGAATTGACCGTCAATGAATTTGAAATCAACTGGGTAATTTCCACCGCCAGCGGCTGGGGTATCCCATCCACTTGATGAAATAGCGTTTGATGGACGACCTGCGATTTCTGTAGCATTTTGTACTGAGAAATCATCATTCTCAGTAACGATAGGTGTTTCTTCTCTATTGATTGCCATTAGTATTCTTTCTATTTGGTTTCGGTTGCGCGGATGTTAGTCCACGCCTCGGCTAACTCTTTGCTGAGTTGCCGGTGTTCGGACCATTCTATACGGGTTACCGTAAGGAGTCCAGCCTTATCCAGCATCTCTACAAAGGTTTCAATCATTGCTCTAGACCACATCCTTCGACCTGGGCGTTTAGTCCCATACTTGTCAATGGTGTCAGACAACCGATAAGGCGAGGCAGGAATATGCCCTTCCTTGATCCACGTGCGGATTGTTATTACGGGTCGTCCAACAGCTGAGGCTAAAGCTCCGATAGTAAACATCTCGATATCAATCCCGTTAGGCAAAGTCTTTTTGTAAGGCTTTGCATCCCAGTTTTTATCAACTGTTACTTCCGGATCTTTTTGCACAGGCGCTTTACGCTTGCGCTTACTGCCTGGATAATAATCATCCAGATCAGCAAAACTATTTTCAATGAAGTCTTCGCTCATGCTTCTTTAACGAGGAAGGCGTAAGTAATTTTCTCTGGGAACATAGAATCAATGTCTGCCTCAGAAAGCTTGCCCTCATAGAAAGCAGCCATGATCGCAGAGTCGTCCAATGTTGGAATCATTCTGATGCACTGCTCTTTAATGCCACGCTCTTCAAGAAGCTTTTCGGCAACAGTGATATCAAGATTTTTAGAAACACGGCGTTGTTTTGTTAAAGTAACTTCGCCCTTAATTGGGTCTTCAACAGATAGGACTATGTGCCCTCTGTCATCTGTTTGACCATTGGTTTCAACATGCTCAGTTAAACGAGACTTTAATGTATTGATGCGATTGGTGAGTAGCTCTACTTCACCTTTTAATGATAGATACTGTCTAAGACTTGTTCTTAGATCTTCTAAAATCATTTTGACCCCCTTGTTAGGTGGGTTCAAATTAATCTAAAGGGTCTACCTCTGTCAAGTACTTCTCTAGCGCGGCGATAATCACGCTGGTTACGGTCACCTTCTGGCGGGCAGCTTTCTTTTGCACGGCAAGCCAAAGGTCGTCAGGGACGCGGATCGTCCTCGTAGGGGTCTTAGGTGCGTTAGGCATCCGAATAGTTTATACGGTGGCGTAGGCTAAGAACTGCTTAAGACTGCCTACAGTCATAGGAATTCCACCCTGCTCATCAATACCTTCGCCGTCAATGACCGCACTTGCCACAGCATTTTTTTGTTGAAGTAGCTCGTACTGTCTATCCTCAATAGATCCGTTAACGATGATGTCTTGGATAACAATTGACGGCCAAGTAGAACTGGCTCGTTTTATTCTTCCGTTTCGTTGAGTCGCAGAACCACTGCTCCAAGGCAGATCATAGTTAATGAGTAAGTTAGCCGCTGGAAGATCGACTCCATAACCACCTGCGTCAGAAGAAACCAAAACACGAATAGTAGGATCAGTGTTGAACGCTGTTTTGTTATCTTCTTTTGCCTTGGCATCTAACTTACCTGAGTACTTTCTACAAATATCTGTGCCTAAAGCATCAGTTATTTTGTCTAACATATCCACATATGTAGCAAATATAACTACCTTGTTAGCATCGTTTTGTTCTAAAAATTCTTTTACATATTGGACTAGGAAGTCAAGCTTAGGGGAGGAATCAATTCCATCCAGATACCCAGACTCAACTAACTCGCTGGCATACATAGATCCTTCGCCGTTCATGGCGGCAAACTTGCGAGCGCTAGTCCTTAACAGATCTGGGTGAGAGCAAAGCATCTTTAAGCAACCTATCTTAGACATGATGCGACCTCTGATCTCATCCTCCGGCCCTCCACCTTTGTTCTCTAAACCATAGTGAGCCATAACATTAAAGGAGGCGCCAAATAAGTTCTGAGCTTCGTCAAGGTCATCCACCAAATCAGTGGCTATCTTGAAGTAAAGCTTTGATGCTTTACGATCTAAAACAATCTTTATAGGATCTTTATGTATGGTGTCAGGAAGGAAAGGGGCTACATCTGGATCTTTCTGCGCCTTTCGTACGGCTGCTTCCTTCATCTTCTCATGCAAAGTCTTCAAGTTTCTGTAGTGCTGAACCGCACCCCAATTGTTTCTAACAATAAAAGCCGAATCAAAGATATCAAATCGACCAAGCACGGATGAATCAACAAACTGCATGATGCTGTATAGCTCTTCAGGCTTACCGTTTTCTACGGGTGTTCCAGTTAGAGCAAATCTGTACTCTGCGTCGCTTAACTTCTTTACGGCTTTGGATCGTTTTGATCTAAAAGATTTAATTGCTGTGGCTTCGTCGCAGACGACGAATGATCGTGGGAGTTTAGATACGGATGCCCAGTCATTAACAACCTGCTCGTAGTTAAGAATGATGTAATCAACCCCTGAAGTCCGCCACGCCATTGCTTCGGCGTACTGCTCTGCTCTTTTCTTTGGCGTTCCATCAATAACCAAAGCTCGTGAAGATCCATCTGTAAACTTCTCAATCTGGTTTGCCCACTGGTACTTTAAACTGGATAGGCAAATAATAAGACCTGGCTCATTTATTTTCCGCTCATCCATCAGCTGTTCTATGGCGGCTATGGTTATGACTGTCTTGCCCAACCCAAGGTCGTAGGCAACCAATACCTTCTTGCGGTCAATCATTCTGTTTACCGCTTCTGGTTGGTAAGGTAAAAGAGATCCAGTAAATGTCATCTGTGTAAGGCTGCAACCACTTCTAAAGAAAGGTCTTTAAAGTCCCCGCTATTATCAACGATGCGATCGTAGGAATAACCATCCATTTGAGTCTCTGAGATATGGGAGTTGACCGCGGTAACGCCGGGGCGAATGACTCTCCAGATCTGACCACCACGTTTCTTTATGGCTTCAGCTTCGTTAATAAACCTGACATCCGTTATGACTAATCCATCATTTTGGGTAGGTGTGCTGAGGGCAGCGTTAATCCAAACATCTTCGCCCAAATAGTTTCTAGCTGAAACCCCAAGGTCTTGTAGTAAACGACGAACCTCTGGGTGCTGTTTAGCGCCCTCCCATCCGTTCAAAGCAACAAGGTCTGACAAAGTAGTGTGATTGTAATTTGATGGGCCAATGCCTACATAAGGATTTAAATCCAAAAGCATGTGCCTAATGTTGTCTGCAAAGGCAACTCTGGTATATCCATAGTTCTCTACGAGAAATTGAGCCACGGTGTCTTTGCCGGATCTTGCGTATCCAGATAACCCAATGATCATACGACTGCCTTCTTCCCTTGAGCTATGTGCTTGGCTTTTTCTAGTCCCAACCTTATCTCATCTAAGCTCATAGCCCCGACATCCTTCATATCTGTGTGTTGGTAGTTAAAAAACCACGCCTCTACCCCCATCTCTTGGCACTTGTTCAGTAGCTCAATTGATGAGGAGGTTCCCGCTAAGTCGTTGTCCATAGCAAAGATAATGCGGTCAGCCCCTCGAATAGCGTTCAATTGAGACTGAGATACTAAAGCGCCCATAGTAGCCACCCCGCCAGTAAAACCTAAAGAGTGTAAGCGAACCGTATCTAAAGGAGACTCAACTACGATCATGTCTCCGCCTTTGTATTGCTGATACCCAAACAAAGAATGACTCTTTTTCATCTTAGGAGGTTGGTTGTTAAAGTAACGAGACGCAAATCCCTTTTCTTGCCATCCTAAAAGCTTTCCTTGTAGATCTCTAACAGGAAGAATCCAATTATTTTTTCTGTGATCCCACAACACTTGGTAGTGCTGAGCTGAGGTTAGAAGTAAGCCTCGTGATGTCAAAGCTTCAGCTGGCGGATCAACAAAAGCACTTAACATTGATTCGGTGATCAATGACGGCTCTTCAATTGGTTGTTTCTTTTCGTTAGTAACTCTGTGGAATCTTTGTACTAAAGCGTCTGGAGAATCCATCCAATCTTTTGCCTTATCAAAGTCAATACCTTTAACATAACTAATAAGACCGTACAGACTTCCCTTGAACTGGCACGAAAAACAAATGTGTTGACCTGTATCTGCGTTGATCCACCATGACGGATTACGATCCTCGTGACCAGTTCTGTCTTTGTGTGCTGGACAGCTTGCCTGTAGCTCGCTACCTCGATTAGAAAGTACTTTTATCCCGAGACTAGCGAGAGTAGTTTCCATCTCCTCAGAAGTCATCAGGAAGTCCTCCAAGATCTTCTTCTGATATCTCTCTAAATTCTCCTGTGTTCCAGTCCCAACATAGTGGAACCTCGGCAAGACCTGAGTTACGGCTTGCAACAATCTTTAAAGTTCTAAGGTCATCGTTTGCTTCCTCTTGCCTTTGCAGACCAAAAATAACATCAGCATCTTGATGGAATGAGGATGAGTATCCAATAGCATCAGCAGAGACTTGACCCTTCTTCATCTTCCACGACAACACCTGCGTAGTAATAACCACAGGCTTTTGTATCTTTTGCGCCAGTCGTTTCAAAGATCGAGTGATGTTAGTAAGGGCTTGAGGTGTATTGGACTCGCCCGTTTGCTCATCAATCATGAGGTAGGTGCCGTCAATAAAAACAATATCTGGATTTCTGTTTTGGATCTTGCTAGCAATACCACTTACCGTTTGACCGCTAGCTGAGTCTACAAACCAGAACTTATCTCTCATGTCTTGAATTGACTTAACCTTGGCGTAATACCGTGCTTCTTCCTCTGGGCTCAAAGATCCGGTCATTAACCTTCTATGTGAGATGCGAGAACGCATAGCGTAGTAGCGGCTCTCTTGTTCTGCGTTGCTCATCTCAAACGAGTAGAACATAGGGACTTTACCCTCTAGGTGTGAGTTGATAGCAATCTGTAAAGCTAATGTGGATTTACCTGTCTTTGGTGGCGCAATGATCACAACTAGTTGACCTGGCTGTAGACCAGAGGTTGCCTCATCCATAGTAGGAAATCCAGTAGGGATACCAAGTAGCCCAGGATTATTCTTTCTATGTTCATACGCATCAATAGCATTTTGCGCTGCCTTAGTAACTTCGAGGTCAGTAGATTTATTAAGTCCTTCTTCCTCTAACTTGATGATGCCAAGTTCCATGGCACGAAGAGCAGACTCGTGATCCTGCGCTTTCTCCATTGCATCAAGAGCTGAACCCAAGGTTGCGATGATGCGTTGTTTACGACGCTCATTTGTTAAGGAGTCAACTAAATAAAAAATGCTGTCTTCTACAGCAGTTAGTTCAAACGAAGGAAAGTTTTCTTTTACTACATCAAGGCTTGGGCACTCTTGATAGTTTGAGTAGTGGTCGTGTAAAAATCTAAATATCTTTTTATCAGTAGGATCGGAAAACCAAGACTCATTGATATTACTTTCTAAGGCAAGAGAAAGATCTCTGTCTTTTATTATCTTGCTTAGAAGCCTCGTTTGATTATTCATAATACTCCGATGTCCAATCCCCAATGCCCATACCGTAACAGCCTATCCGGTTTATCTAACACACCTAACACCTCTGGTCGGTAAGGTAGTTCATTAACGAGCTGTTCTACTTTCCCGTAAGAGGTGTAGTATCTAAATGGGTTGCCCCCTATTTCGTCAAGTGTATCTACCAAAGATTTAAGATCTTCTTCAGATAGATCATAAGAAATTAACTCAAGGGTTGTTCCAGTTCTAGTTGTGTATAAGTACAACCAACTTAAGAACTGACGGTTTATCTTCTTATCAATTTTAGGCACAGGAAATATCCTGAGCTTTTTTTGTACAGTGACCTCAACCGTTAAGAATGTATCTGTAGTTACGATTATTCTTCTCGGGAGATCATTACTAATGTCTCCCTTACGCAACTAAATGACCTCTACTTTTCCAAACTTAATTATGAAATCGCGGAAATCATTATTTGATCTGCGAGCTTTCTCTGCGTCTTCAGCTGTGGCTCGACTGGAGATCTCTAAAGGGTAACCATTACCTTGGTTAGCTTCAACTCTAGCCTTTACAAACCTGATGTGTTTACAACTAGATCGGCTTACATAGCCGGGGCAAGTGCAATAGTACTTGCCACTCTTTTCTCCATAAGAAACTTCATAGATGCCAGTACCAGAAGTATTGGTGTTTGGTAAAAAGATTTGAACTAATCTAGCATCGTCAAGCATGGGTGTTTCTCTCATCGTAAGTCCCCTCGTGTTGGATCAATAGGCAGATAGGTGAAAGCCTCCTTGGCAAAACTTGCCGTTGCGTCACCATATAAACCATCCCAATTTTCACGAGCGATGTTAGTGGTAACTATAGTAGGCAATCCGTTGTTAAATCGGGTGCGTAAAACATGATGAAGTTGATTTTTTTGCCAGCCTGATAGGGAGGCATGCTCTTTACCCACATCATCAATAACAAGAACGCGGATGTTATAGGCATCGTCTTTGGCTTCGCCAAGAACTCCGTCCCACAAAAGGGTATCCTCTTCTGTTGGGTCATCGGACATCGTCCGACCCTTTAGATCAAGCACATCGTTGTAAGTAGCAAAGTAGCAAGGTCGCAATAAGATCTTGCCGTCTGTAGGAGCAAAAGACTCTAAAGGAAGCTTGGTCAATAGCTCTTGAATAATCGCTAAGCTCAAAGTAGTTTTACCTATACCTGGCTTTCCATAGATCAACATGCCAAGACCACAACTTTTTTTACCTAAAGCTTTTATAACTGCCCCTGCTTTTACTACCCGTAACCACATCTTTACTTTATCAATGTCGCTTTGAGTTAGGTCAGTGCAATCTGATAGCAAGTAGCCGACGCGAGCGCTAGGTATCCCAGCTACCTTTACCCAAGACTTACGAACTAATTGCAGGTCAGTTAACTTATACACTTACAGCCCTTCCTCCTCTGCAAACTGCTTGAGTCGATCAATTGATTTCTCTGATTGAACTGTAGCGGCTTCTGTTCTTTCTTGAGTAACCTCGCTCAATCTGATATCGGCAAGAAGACTACCAAACTGTTTGATAAACATCTTCCAGATAATTTCTGGGTCATTGATCTTCTTATTATGTGAGATCTGTTTGAAGAACTTCTCGTACATCAAGTTCTCGTAGTACCCGTTGGTGCCGTACAAAGACCGAGCATTGGCTAGGGCGATGCGGAAACGACTCTCGCCAATATGCCAAGGCAACACATGAAACAGATCTAACATCCTTGAAGCAAACTCGTAGGCACAGTCTGTGACTGACCACTTGGATGGATCGGGGCTCCGCCTGACCATAGCCTTTTCGTAACGCTGGTTCTTCTGCTCAGCCTTCTGGTCGTACTTAAGCTTGTCAGCTCGCCGACGAGCCTGATCAAT